CTTGTCCATAGTAAATAACTAGGAGAATTAAATATGGCAAAGTCACAAAATTTCAGCGGCCTCACCCCTGCAAAAGCTGGCCACCACGGCAGTGTATGCTGTGGCACTGGTAGCCTAAGCGGCAAGGGTACGAGAATGAACGATCTGCAAGGCAAGGGCGGCCTATCGGAGAAGTCATTGGGCCAAATTAGCACAAGTGGCGCGGCTGCCGGCGCTAAGATGGATAACAGAGGCGGCAAGGGCATCGCTGCGAAGGGTGTTGGTCAGATCACCACAGGCAGCGGTTCCGTTCAGAAAATGAACACTCAAGGGAAGGGTAACTAATGGCGTTTCCTGCATATCGGCTTGGAATTGGTCTTCCTGAGATGTTTAGGGCTCCTGGATCAACACATCCTAGGCGTCCTTCTAAGGGTAAGTCAGTTCCGCGCCAAGCAGGACCAGGTCGCTCTAACGTAATTGGTCGTGGGGCGGCTCGGGGTACCCCAAAATAACGAATTCAAGCAAATATATTGAGGAGTTTTAGATGGACAAGATTAGAGAGTTACTAGAGAAGTTGGGCTCAAAGGAATTGGCTACCCAAATTATCGAGTCCTTTGAGGGTCATGAGAAGACGCTGAGGGAAACACTCGATAAGGAATACAAGGCAAGGCTCGACAAGGCCAAAGAAGTTTGCCTTGAAGAAGTTGAGACTTATAAGAACGACCTGGCCCGCAAGGCCCAGATTTTCTTCGAGTCAAGAGCGGATAAAATCGAGCAACAGATTGCGAAACAAGTTGCTATTAGAGAGTCTGCCGCCGAGTCCAAGCTTAAAGAGACAAAAGCTATCCTAGAGGATATCGAAGTCGAAGCTGATAATGGACAAGCAAAAGCAGACCTCAAGGCACTCCAAGATAAAGTTGCAAATCTGTCTAAGGCGATTAAGTCCATTACTGAGGCCAAGGAGCAGGCAGAGCTTAAGGCGAATCGCGCACACGAAGTCGCCGAGAAGACACTCAAGAGAAACCGCGATCTTGAGAAGATGCTATCCGAAGCAACCGAGAAGAAGCAAGAGAAGGTTGTCGAGGAAGGCAAGAAGGTTGTTAAGGAAGATAAAGTCATTGCTTCCAAAAAGGGTGATTCTAAGACTGCAAACGTCGTTAGCGATGTAACAGTGCGGAAGCCCGTCGTTAAGGAAGTAAAGACACACAGCATGGCCGGCTACGATCCGAGTGCGATCGCCGACCAACTAGACTAATACTTAGACAAATATCTTAGGAGATATGATGAAGCACACAAATGCTATTACTGAGGCGACTGACCCCCACATTCAGGCAGTCATGCTCGAATCCAAGAACAAGGCTCTGGTCCAAAAGTGGTCACCAGTCCTTAAGAAATGCCGCGAGATTCCTCGCAAAAAGATGGCCCTAATGGCCACGATTCTAGAGAACCAGCACCGCGCTTGGGATCCCCAGAACCGCCACGTCCTGTTCGAAGATGTAACGACAACCGGCAATATCGCCGACTTTACGCGCTTTGCTCTTCCTCTTATTCGCAAGAGCTATGCCAAGCTGATTTCCGACAACCTGGTCGGCGTTCAGCCCATGAGTCAGCCTGCCTCCCTGATTTTCTACATCAGGTATCGTTATGCTCTGAACAAGGGCCAGACAGTTGCTGGAACGCAGATCATGCGTCAGAACACCAGCAATGCCTACGCCAAGCAGAACGGCTGGGCGCTGGATCCTTATTACAGCTCACAGATGGTTCGTGATGAGCTGGTGACATCAGCTGTCACAGCTACAACGTTCACCCACACCCTGATGCACCTCCCAGTTCTGGCGGGCACAGTCGTGGTAAACGTCTATGATTCGGATTCATGGAATCAAGCTTGCGAGAACAACAAGCCGAATGTTCAGTTGACATTCGATTCATCGGGCGCGCTTGAGACAGTTGTTTACGCAGATCCGGACGCAGAAGGTACTGCGGGTTTTGCTATCACAACTGCTAGTTTTGCGAACAGCACTGGCATTGTGTCTGTTACGGTTGGATCCCTAGGTGGAGAAGCCGATGGCATAATGACGGTAAGCTACGAGTACGACTTAGAAGCGAACCCGTTCCAGCCTGAGCTGACGATGAGCATTGACAGTGACTCCGTTGCTGCCGTGACACGTAAGCTTAAGACTGCGTGGTCCCTGGAAGCCGCACAGGACTTGAAGGCTGTCCACAACATCGATGCAGAGTCCACCCTCACCGACCTTATGGCCGACGAGATGGTCGCTGAAATCGACCGTGAAATCATCAATGACCTTATCATTGCTGCTGCTATTCGCGCGACGCACAACTTCGCAACAGCAGCTGGTGCTTCGGTAAACTTCACGGACCGCAACATTGCGTTGCTCTACAAGACTCTGGAAGTTGCGAACATCATTCACAGGACAACCCTCCGTGGCCCAGCGAACTGGATGGTGACCTCTGCTGATATCGCGTCCAAGTTCGAGCAGCTCAATGACTTCCGAGGCAGCGATGCGCTGACCGAGGACGGAATGGACATCGGCATTATGCAGGCCGGTACGATTCAGGGCAAGCTGAAGCTCTACAAGGATCCGCTTTTCCCGAATTGCAAGATCCTCATGGGCTTCAAGGGCAACTCAGTGCTGGATGCGGGCTACTTCTACGCTCCTTATATTCCATTGCTGAGCACTCCTACTGTATTGGATCCAAACTCATTTACTCCTAATAAAGGAATAATGACAAGATATGGGAAAAAACTCATCGAAGATGGAGGCTTGTACTACGGAACTGTCGTCGTGACTAACCTATAAGTGTCATAATTATAGGTCGCAAAGAT